GCCGCATAATCGACGCCATGGAAGATCTCGTCATGAACATCTACATGGGCTGAGAGGAGGAGAAGAAGAATGGCTGATTTCAACGCGAACAAGGTGTGGAGAGGCACCTTCGGCAAGGTCTGGGTGGACGGCGATCTGATGGCCAACGTCAAGAGCTTCGAGGCCAAGGCCGCCATCGACTATGAAGACATCAACGTCAACGGCGACTTCGGCACTAAGAAGCGCTACATGGGCTACAGCATCTCCGGCACCATGACCCTGCACAAGTTCGACAGCTTCATCGTGAAGAAGCTGAAGGACGCCGTGCAGACCGGCGAGATGCCTGACATCTCCATCGTGGCCTCCATCAGCGACCCCTCCGGGGCCGGCACGGAGCGCGTGGGCCTGTATGAGGTGATGTTCGACGAGCTCACGCTGTCGAAATTCGAGAACAAGACCGTACTGGAAGAGGAGTGCCCCTTCACCGCGGGCAGCTTCGCCTTCCTGGATGTGGTGTAACGGGAGGAAGACATGGCAAAGAAGCTGACGATTGACGCGCTGATCGAACGCAAATCCAAGGCGTCCGCTGACACCAAATCCGTCTTCGTGCCCGGCCTTGACGGCGAGCTCGTGATCCAGAAGATCCCCCTGCAGAGGATGCTGAACAACCTCGACGGCATGAACGCCAACAGCCTGAAGGACTCCGTGGACGCCCAGATCAACCTGATCTACGCCTGCGTCCCCATGTTCCGGGACAAGAGCCTGCAGGAGGCCTACGAGTGCCGGGAGCCCTCGGAGATCGTCTGCAAGGTCCTCAACGACAATCTGGGGGACATCGCGCTGCTCTCCGGCGAGATCATGGCCTTCTACGGCCTTGACGACGCCACGGACGATTTAAAAAACTGATCCGGGGCGACTGGGAGCTGACTCTCATCGCCCATTTCATCAACAGGGGGCACAGCCTGGAGGAGATGCTCTCTCTGACCATGTCGGAGAAGCTGTTCTTCCAGGCCGCCCTCGAGATCGAAGCGGAGGAGATGGCAAAAGCCTTTGGCAAATAAGACGAAAAACATAAATATCCTGCTGAAGCTGCAGGATAAGTTCACACCTGAGCTCAAAGGCACCACCGCCGAGATAAAGAAGCAGAAGGCCCAGATCAACGCCGCCACGAACCAGATCAACAAGTGGGCGAACAACGCCAACCGGAAGTTCAAGAGCGTGATGAGTGCCGCCGGGAAGGTGGCGGGGGCTCTGGGCCTCATCGGCGGCGGCCTTTCCATTTACGGAATAAAGTCATTCGCCGACCAGTCCATCGAGGCGGCGGAGCGCCAGATCGAGGCCGTGACGAAGCTCCAGACCCTGCTGGGGAACGTGCCCAGCATCGCCGCCGGCGGCACCGCCGCCATCCAGACGGCCACGGACCAGCTGACGCGGTGCGCCGGCGAGCTCCAGAAGGTGGGCGTCATCGGCGACGAGGTCACCATCGCCGGCATGCAGCAGCTGGCCACCTTCCAGCTGACGGCCGACCAGATCGAGACCCTGTCCGCCGGCATGACGGACCTGCTGGCCCAGACCAAGGGCCTGAAGGCCACACAGGAGGACGCTGTCAGCGTCGCCAACCTCATGGGCAAGGCCATGAGCGGCCAGACCTCCGCCCTGACGAGGGTCGGCATCATCATGACGGACGACCAGAAGCGGATGATGGAGCTGGGCGACCAGACCCAGCGGGCCGCCGTGCTGGCCGAGATCCTGCAGATGAACGTGGGCGGCGTCAACAAGGCGCTGGCCGATACGGACCAGGGCAGGATCAAGCAGGCCGCCAACCTCTACGCAGACATGCAGGAGAGGATAGGACAGCGCCTGCTGGTCATCAAGGCCCGGCTGGCGGAGCTGCTGGAGCGGTTCCTCCCGTACATCGAAGAGGTCGCCATGAAGCTGGTGGACAAGCTGGGCGCCGCCATGGAGAAGATCGGCGCCTGGGTGGAGGAGCATAAAGAGGAGATCAAAGCGGCCCTGGAGCAGATCGGGCAGGTCATCAGTATGGTGTGGAAGCTGGCTTCCACTGTTCTGACCTTCGTCATCAAGCACGGGAAGATCCTGCTGCCCATTCTGGGTGCCATGCTGGCCTACTTCGTGGCCTTCAACATTATTACCAAGGTGGCGCTGGCCCTGAAGACCCTGACGACGGTCATCAATGGCGTATCGGCGGCGGGGACCATCCTGAACGCCGTGATGATGGCCAACCCCATCATCCTCATCGCCGCGGCGGTGGCCCTGCTCATCGTGGCAGGCGTGGCCCTGATCCGCCACTGGAGCCAGGTGGTGGACTTCTTCAAGAAGGTCTTCGGGCCGGTCATCGAGGGCGTCCAGCGGTGGATCGACCGCATCCGGAACGCCATCGAGAAGCTCAAGGAGGCCCTGAAGAAGTTCGTGGACTTCTTCTCGCTGAACAAGATGCCCATGACGGGGAACGTGCAGATGCGGCATTACGCCACCGGCACCAGCTACTTCGCCGGAGGACCCGCCCGGATCAATGAGGGAGGCAGGGGCGAGACCGTGGTGCTGCCCAGCGGCACCCAGATCATCCCCAAGGACCGGGAGAAGAAGCAGAAGCCGGTGATCAACGTCTCCCTGAACATCCAGGGCAACGTCATCGGGAACAGAGCGTACATGGAGCAGTGCGGCAGCTATATCGCGAGCCGCATCCTGGCGGCCCAGGGGGTGATCTGATGCGTTTTACCATGAGCTACAACAACGGCGAGGAGACGTTGGTCTTCCCCGTGCTGCCCAACGGCAGCGTGAACCTCTCGAGAGACCAGAACAACGTGAAGACCGAGGGGCTCACCGGGGAGATGCAGACCATCGGTACCCTGGGCCTCGCGTCCTTCGAGATCACGTCGTTCTTCCCCATGCGGTCCTATCCCTGGGCGGAGACCGGCAGCGTCACGGACGGCTGGCGCTATGTGGACGCCATCGAGCGGGTCCGGCAGCGGAGGATCCCCTTCCGGGGCATCCTCCAGGACAACAGCGGCAGGACCATCTTCAACCTGCCCTTCGCCGTGGATTCCTTCGAGTACGGCGTGGATCAGGCGGGGGACATCGCCTACTCCATGTCCTGCACGGAGTACCGCTTCGCCGACGCAACCAACGACAGCACGAACGCGCAGGCGGCTGCGGAGACCACGGAGGACAGGAAGCCCGTGAAGACGGAGAGCCAGGCGCAGGAGGAGCAGAGCCTCGGCTACACGCCCCTCTACAGCGACTCCGACGCCCTGATGATGGCCCGGGTCATGTTCTGCGAGGCCCGGGGCATCGAGTCCAAGACGGAGATCGCCTGCGTCGGGTGGACCATCCTCAACCGGGTGGACGCCGGGTACGGCAGCATCTACAACGTCATCACCGCCGCCAACCAGTTCGCCTACAGGGCGGACGCGGGGACGGTGTCCGACTACGGCTATGACCTCGTATCCCTCGCCACCGACGTGCTGATCCGGTGGAGCAAGGAGCACAGCGGGCAGACCGGCGTGGGCCGGGTGCTGCCGGCGGGCTACATGTGGTTCACCGGGGACGGATCGCACAATTATTTCAGGAACAAATTCTCAGGCGGGACCCGGTGGGACTACTCCCTGCCGAGCCCCTACGACACGGTGCAGAACCTGCTGCCGGCGGACTACTACAACAGCTCCGGGACGGTGCGGGGCGTCACCTTCACGGTGAACGCCAACCACAGCGTCACCGTCACCGGCGAGGCGTCCGGCGGCAACGCCAACTTCATGCTGGCCTACGACTCCAGCATGCCGGGGCCGTGGAACCTGACCCTGCCGGCCGGACGGTACATCCTCTCCGGATGCCCCGACGGCGGAAGCTCCACAACCTACCGGATCCGGCTGGCCACAGCCGGCGGATCTACCGTCATCATCGCCAACTACTCCGGGGAGACGCCCTTCGAGATCTCGGACGCGCTGGCGAACACGCAGCTGCGGTGCTACATCCAGATCCTCAGCGGCTACGAGATCGAGGACGAGCTGGTGTTCATCCCGCAGATCAGAATGGCGGTGGACTGATATGGCCATCAAGCTGTACTGGCCCCTGCCGGGGCATCAGACCATCACCAGCCCCTACGGCTACCGGAAGCACCCGGTGACCGGGGAGCAGAGCTTCCACGGCGGCGTGGATATCGCCGCCAGCACCGGGGACCCGGTGTACGCCGCCGCCACCGGCAAGGTGGTGTGCGCGTCGTACCAGGGCACCTACGGGAACCTCGTCCGCATCGTCCACTTCAACAACATCGTGGAGACGCGGTACGCGCATCTGTCTAAATTCGCCGTGGCTGTGGGCAAGGGCACCGTAAACGTCCAGGCCGGGCAGCTCATCGGCTACGTCGGCGCCACAGGCCGGGTGACGGGGCCCCACCTCCATTTCGAGGTGCGGCTCAACGGCAAGACCGTCAATCCCCTTGGCGTGACGAACTCCAAGATCCTGCTGGACAAGTACACCAGGCAGGCCATCGAGGACGAGAAGATCAACTGGGGCGAGCCCATGACGGGGCTCTCGACCCTTGACATCGACACATCGGACGGCTGGGCCGCCACACTGTCCTCCCTTGCCACCGGGGGCCTCACCGTGACGAAGACGGCGGTGCCGCACATCCCGCAGACGGAGAAGGTGTGGACCGCCTACACCGGGGACGGCAACGACAAGCCGGTGGACAGGTACGCCGTGGCCCTGACGCCCTACGGGGGCGAGAAGCGGGACATCACCAGCCGGGTGGCGGACCTGAGGCTGACGGACGACAGCGACGCCGTCTGCACGGAGCTGAACTTCACCGCCATCGAGGCCGACGGGGACCGCTACCTTGGCCCCATGGGCATCGCCTGCGGCGACCGGATCGACGTGGTGAACGCCGCCACCGGGGAGCTGGTCTTCACCGGCATGGTGGAGACCGTGGGCGGCGCCGTGGGGGAGGCCCAGACGGTCCGGGCCCTGGACGACGGCAGGATCCTCACCACGAACACAGTCGTCTGCCAGTTCAACAACGTGTCGGCGAAGGCCGCCATCGAGCAGATCGCGGCGAAGCTGGACATCAAAGAGACGAGCATCCCGGCGCTGGTGTCCTCCGTGAACTCCACGGAGCGGGCCAACGCCTCGGACATCATACAGGCGATCCTGTCCACGGTGGAAAGCGAGAACGGGATCCACTACTTCCCCCGGGTCACCGGCTCAACGCTGGTGATCCGTTCTTTTGCACAGACCTGTATCGTGCCATGGTGCCGCCAGGCGGACAACGTGCAGGCCTTCCCGTG